TATGTTGCACGAAAAAACGGAAAGTCTACCATGCTGGCGGGCATTGCGCTTTACATGATGATTGCGGACGGCGAAGCGGGCGCAGACTGTTACAGTACAGCGACGAAGAAAGACCAAGCAAAAATTATTTTTGATGAAGTGTGCCACATGGTACAGCAAAGCCCAGAACTGAAAAGGTATATCAAGAAGCGAAAAAGCGACCTGTATTTTCCGCTGACAATGAGCAAGCTACAGCCTTTAGGGAAAAACAGCGACACGCTGGACGGACTAAACGCACAGCTTGTAATTATGGACGAATTGCACGGGGTAAAAGACCGCAATTTATACGAAGTAATGAAGCAGTCACAGAGTGCAAGACGGCAACCGCTTTTAATTATGATTACAACAGCCGGAACGGTACGGGAATGCATTTTTGACGATATGTACGACTATGCAGGTAAAGTGGCGGACGGCACTATTACAGACGAAACGTTTTTACCGATCATGTACGAGCTGGACGACCGCAACGAATGGAAAGACCCGACGGCATGGAGAAAAGCAAACCCAGCATTAGGAAGTATAAAGAAGCTGGAAGACCTCATGACGAAGGTAGAACGTGCAAAGCAGAACCCGAAAGACCTTACAGGCGTATTGTGCAAGGACTTTAATATCAGAGAAAACAGCGCAACGGCATGGCTTACTTTTGACACGATAAACAATGAAACTTGTTTCGATATAAACGAGTTTAGAGGTAAGTGGGCTATAGGCGGTGCGGACTTATCACTTACAACAGACTTAACGTGTGCAACGCTTCTGACAATGGATAAAGACCTAAACCGCTATGTTACGCAGATGTATTTCCTTCCAGAAGACAATTTTCAGAAGCACATACAGGAAGACCGCATACCTTACGACAAATGGAAGGAAGCCGGACTGTTACGGCTTTGCAAGGGCAATACAATCGACTACAGCGACGTTACAGCATGGTTTATTGAAATGGTAAAAGAAAAGGGCATAACGCCCGCATGGGTATATTACGACAGTTGGAGTGCACGTTATTGGGTTGAAGAAATGGAAGGCAACGGCTTTACAATGGTGCGCTGTATTCAAGGGGCAAAAACTCTTAGCTTGCCTATGCAACACTTACAAGCCGATCTTGAAGCAAAGAAGGTAATTTACAATAACAACCCTATTCTGAAGTGGTGCTTGAGTAATACTTGCGTTGAAGAGGACAGAAACGGAAACATTATGCCGAAGAAGTCTTCAAACCCAAGGCGACGCATTGACGGCACGGCAAGTATGCTAAACTGTTGGGTAGGATTATACGAACACTACAACGAGTTTACAGGTGCACTGTAAAAGGGGGCTATAACATGGCAAAACGATATTTGAAGGATAAAAAAATTGTTATTTACAAAAAAGGGGAGTTTACGGACGAAGACGGGTTTCAATCGGAAGGCTTTATGCCTGTTCACCCACAGCCCAGCTTATGGGCTTATTTCAAGCAGTTGAGCGCACAGCTCACATACTTGAACGACAGCACGCAGAATAAAGAAGAATGCCTGTTCCGTATTAACTGGCTGGACTATGTAAGAAAAGCCAACGCTTCCGAACTGGCAATAGGTTACAACGGGCTTGTGTATGATGTTACAAGGGTAGACCCGTATGAAGATTACAAGCGTGACTTAGTGCTATATGCAAAAAATAACCATACAAAACTAGGAAATGTAATACCATACAACCCCGACATGTTGAAGGACAGCGAATAAGGCACTTTTTAGCCGTTTCTAGGCACTTTCCGGCTTGAACGGTAAATATATCAACCAACACTCAAGTTGTGGCTTATTTGGCTTCCTAGAGGGCATGTTTTACAGCGTGCCTTCTTTTTTTGTGCTAACTGACTAACTGGTAAGAAAATAAAGAAACGCACTTGACAGCAAAATACATGGCAAGTATACTTATAAGTGCCAAAAGAAGACACACAAAGACACAAAATGAAAAAGGGGGCTTAAATATGGAAAAGTATCGAAGAGCGGACGTAGGCGAAAACTATTCTTATTACCTGTTTACAGAGCCGACAAAGGCGGGCGAACGGCTTGAAGAGGAAATAACCAAGGTAGAAGCACGAAGCAAAGGCGCAATGCCGTGGTGGTACGTGAAGACATACGCAACCGACAGCCATTTAGACACTTACGGCAGATACAACCCGCAACTAGACGGGCTGACGATTAACCCAGTATGGAAGCTGGACGCTACAGAAGAGAACAGAGAGCTTATTCTGATGGAAATTGAAAGAAGGGCATACAGATGAGAAAATACAGCGAAAAGAAAGTACAGGCAGACAAGACAGGCGACGGCTATATATTCCAGATGTTTTACAACGAACTACAGAAGTGCAAAAGACCTGTAGGCATGGTAGAAACAGACGAAGTATTAACGGCTTTGGGTTACGATCTGGAAGACTTACAGAACAACCCAGCATTGAAAGCAGGCTTGCAAATGGCTGTATGTGCCATAAATGACGAAGTATATGAAGACAACAGACCGCAACCCGTAGATCATTACCATTTCACAGACAAAGACGGCAAGGCGGTTGATGGCTTCACGCTTGAATGGTACATAACGCAAGCGATCAAGGACGCAATGGCAGACATAAAGTTTAAGATTGACTTCAATAACGCTGTAACAAGCTATTTGCTTTGTGAATGGGGCACGCTGAACAGAGAAGCCGACGAAGACAACAACAGGGCACTGAAAGAGCCGGAAAACGCAAGCATTGTAGCCCGTTATCATACGTGCAAAGGTGATATTTACATTAAAACTGAAGGCAATAGCAAGACGTTAGTTTATTTCACTCATGAACTAGTTGAAAAGTATGTAAACCAACTAGCTAACTTAGAAACCGTGAAAAACAGCAAGCATACAGGCAATTACACTGTCTATATGCACATTTCACCGGAAGAGAAGCTATATATAGGCATGACGCAGAACATTGAAACCAGATACGGGCACAACGGCAACGGCTACAGAGCACAGCCCGCCTTCCGTGACGCAATTCATAAATACGGCTGGCACAATATAGACCATGAAGCAATAGCAAGCAATCTTAGCAAAGAAGAAGCCGAAAAAGCAGAGCATGACGCAATAGTGACGCTGAACACAAAAGAAGACGGCTACAACCGGAACAACGGCGGAAGCGGGAAAGAAAGCAAGCCGGTAAAGTGTCTTACAGACGGAAAAACATATAACAGCCTGGAAGAAGCTACAGAGCATTACCATCTTAGCAACGGCTTTGTGTACAAGGTATGTAAAGGTTTAGTGAAGAGCGCAAAGGGTTTACAGTTTGCATATATAGAGGGCTAACGCATGGAAAACGAAGAATATATGTTTCATCTCAAAGAACAATTAAAGCGAAAAACATACCCCTATGTATGGGCTAATGAAGAACTGGCATACGAATATTACGAAATGCTAAAGAAAAGTTACCCAGAAGCAAGCATACACGAAGAAGGCATAACGCAATATATATGCCTTGATAAAAGGGCAAGAAAACGGCTTATAAACATGCTGGAAAAGCACGTAGCGGAAAATCAAAGGGCAATAGAAGCCATAGAAAAAACAATAGCCGAAGTAAAGAAGGAGTGTTAAAAACATGTACGACCGTGTAAAAGACAATGCGCGCAGGCTTGCAAGCGTGCTGGATAGTTACAGCGATGATAAGAACGTTATAAAAGCTTTAGCACATTATCTGAATTACATACCAGAGCAGTTAGCTGAAGATATGAAGGACATACAGCAATATATAAAACGTTTGGAAGAGGGCGCAAACAATGAGTAAGGTTATAGCCCTTGTAAACCAAAAAGGCGGAGTGGGAAAGACCACAAGCACAATAAACATAGGCGCAGGGCTGGCATTGAAGGGCAAGCGTGTATTACTGATAGACCTAGACCCGCAAGCAAGTTTAACAATGAGCTTAGGGCAGGACGTAAGCAGAAGCGACCGCACAGCATACGAAGTATTAACGGGCGATCTGGACGCAAGCAAAGCAATTATGAAGCTGTCCGGCGGGTATGACCTTATACCGTGTGACGCAAGGCTTTTGGTACTTGAAGAAAGCAAAGACAAACGCATGTTACAGCGTGCTATAGCCCGTTTGACGGGCATTTATGACTATATTTTGATTGATTGCCGACCCAGTTTAGGAAGCTTGATGTTGAACGCTTTAACAGCTTGTAATGAAGTGTATATACCGGTACAGGCGGAATATCTGGCAGTTGTAGGACTTGCACAGCTTACAAACACAATAACGCTTGTAAAGCGCAATCTGAACCCAGATGTAAAAATAACAGGCGTGCTCATTACCAGATATAAAGCACGCACGACATTGAGCAAGGAAGTATACAGCAAAGTAAAGGAACTTTATTTCACTACAGCAAACGAAGCAACGGCGCAAAAGACTACATGAACGTTGTGAAAGAAATTTTAGAGAGAGGATAAAAACATGGCAAAAGATTTTACAAAAGGGCTGGACGCAATCAACAGCATGATAAACGAAGAACCTACAGAAGGCACAAAGGAAACGAAGCAGAAGAAAAAGGCGATTACTTTCGCTTTTAAGATTGACCCAGACATAGCCGACTTAGTGAGAAGGTACGCTTTTTTGAAGCACATGAAGGTAAAAGATGTAATGGAAGAGATCATAGTAAACCAGTTGGGAAATATGGAACTTCCAGAACGAGAAGAGGAGAAGTGACAGCATGATTGAATTTGACAATATGAAATATTACAGCGCACAGGAAGTAGCAGAAATGTTTCACGTTTCGCTGAGAACAATAAGACGCTACCTAAAAGCCGGAAAGCTGGAATATAAGAAGTTTGGAAAAAACACGCTTATTTCAGAAGAAACTCTAAAAAGCTTTATGGAATGCGGAAACAACACGGGCATGTAGGGATTGTATATGCATTGTGTTAAGATTATTTCATAAAAAAAGCCGGTAACGTATGCAAGACGCTACCGACCACCACAAATGAAAACATGTATATGTTATCGTGTGGTGCCGAAAAATTCAAGGGGATAGAAGAGGTACTACAAATGGAAACAGAAGAATTGTACAAGTTTATTGTAGATACACACCCGCAGATAAACGGGAATTATAACCAGTGTGTAGACATTAAAGCTGTATTCAGAACCGCTGGCAAGTATGTAAAACCGAACAAGATTTTTTACAGCAACACGGAGAAGCAGAGGGAAGAGCTACAGAAGTTTATTGACACGCTGGACGCAAGCGGGCGGGCATACTGTCTTTATTATTCTGTATATACATTCAACCCAGAAGACAAGAAGACAATAACGAAGGACAACGCACAAAGTACACAAATGCTTTGCGCTGATCTTGACCATATCACAGAAGCAGACTTTGCGCCGATACTGGAAAAGCTGAAAGAAAACGGGCTTGAACCGAACTACAGCATTTTCAGCGGGCATGGCTTCCAGCTCATTTACAAGCTTGATAAACCAAGCACAGACAAAGACCTGTTAGCAGAGTTTACTGACGCAATGAAGGCAAACGGCTACCCAGTTGACGAAAAAATAAGAGACTGTGCCCGTGTAATGAGATTGCCTTATACAGTGAATAATAAAGACCCAGAAAAGCCGGTAAACACATACATTTACAGCACGCATGAAGGCACATACAACTTGAATGAGCTGAAAAGCAAGCTAGGAATGAAGAAACAGGCACAGAAGGAAACGGCAAAGGAAGAACCAACGGCAAAGCAAACGCCAGCAGAAACGCAGAAACAGGACTTTACAGCATACAATGACGCATTTTTACAGCAGAAATATACATGCATAAGCACAGACAAACTGCCTGCACCGATCAAAGCCGTTTTGATGGGCTTCAGAAACGGCTATACAGATAAGCAGATAAGGGGCATTGTGCTTTATTTGCGTGATTATGAAGGCACAGATCTGGAAACGATCATAAGCACAGTACAGACGCTGGCAAGCATTGACGTATTCAATTACAACGGCGACGTTATACCGGACATTGAGCGGAAAGTAAAAGCCCTGTTTTACAACCGTGAATATAAATTCAATTATGACGATCTGAAAGAGTTTGGAAGCATGAGCGGAAAAGCAGTAGACCGCTCAAACTTGAAATTACACAACAGCACACTTAAAGAAGACATAAGCAACAAAGCGTTTTACGTCTATTTACGGCTTTTGCTTGAACAGAAATACAAGCACAAAATTGCATTTACAATAGCTGAAGTGTCACAAGCGTGCAATATTTCAGAAAGAAGCATAAGAACACGACTTGAAGAGCTTGCAAAAGCTGGATTGATTGACAAGAAACGAGCGCATAAAAAAGAAGGCGGGAAATATGTTTATGTCATTTCAAAGTTTGGCATAGACAGAACGAAGGGCTACACAAACATTAACGTGAGTATCCTTGTAAATTTTCTGGAAGCCGTTGACAGCAACATTATCAACGAAACTGTTATAAAGTTTCTTCTGTACATGAAGCGCATAACGCAAGGCATTGATGGTATAGAAGTA